CACGAGGAGCGTGCAGGAGGGAACGCGGTGAACCTCCGCGTAGGGGCCATCTGCGCCCGCGGCCAGGGCGAGGCGGGGTTGCCGACCGTTCGGGCGTTGTAGAGGCGGCCTCGAAAAGCCGGGGCCACCCCTGCGTTCCACCTGACATCGGTGAAGGGTGACCCCGAACAGTGCGCCCGGTCTGTAGACGGGGCTACTGCCGGAAGGTGTGATCCAGACGACACGATGTCAGTTCGAAACGCGCGGCTATCGTATATCGTCCGGCTGGCTCTGTCCAGCGGCCCAGAAAACATCCGGGGCCATCTCTGGCCTGGTCTGGATTATCCGAGCCAGTGCGGAGACGGCCCCAAACGGCAGGCGAGTGCGAGCATATCGTAGCACGTCGCCAGGTCTGTTCGCCCCCTGCGCGCAACGACCCCGGGGGAAGGTGCCGGGGCCGTGCGCAGCCGCTATGGAGTAGTCGATGGTCGCGGACCCACCTACTGCCGGTGGCTCTCCGGGTTATGGGCCCGGCGGATCGCTTGCTTCCCCGCCCGCGGCGCACATCATAGCACTAGCCGCGGTGGAGCACCTCGCTCAACGTCGCGGCGACCGCGTGAATCGCCGCCGCGTGTGCATCCTCGACCGGCCCGTAAGCGTCCTGTGGCAGGACCAAAGCCGCGTCGCAGAGTCCTGCCGCCGATCCGCCGCCGAAGCCAAGCAAGCCGAGCCGTTTCAATCCTCGAGCGTGCGCCGCCTTCAGCGCCTCAAGTACGTTCTCGCTGTTGCCCGAGCCAGAGATCACGAGCAGCGCATCTTCGGGGCGCACGGCATCCAGGTAAGTCGCGCCAACCGTCCTGTACCCGTAGTCGTTCGCCTGCGCCGACAGCCACGCGCTCTCGGCCATGATGTCGTGAGCGGTCATGCCGAGTCCCCGCAGGTGCAGGACGAGGTGCGCGGCGTTCGCCTGTGATCCCCCGTTGCCGAGAACGTGGACGGCGCCCTGACGCTGCCAGCACGCCACCAGCGCGCGCGCGACCGCGGCGAGCTGGTCTGCGTCCGCGCGTGAGATCGTGGCCGCTGTCTGATCGAGATACCGGCGGATCGCCTCAGCGGTAGAACTCGTGGATGGCGTCGCTGACATGCCGGATGTCCTCCTCGGTCAAGAACTGGTGAATGGGCAGCGACACGATCCGGTCGGCCTGCGCCTCGGCCACCGGGAAGTCGCCCGGCTGGTGGCCCAGCATGGCGAGCGCGGGTTGGGCGGCGAGCACCTTCGGGTAATGGACTTTTGCCTCGATGCCGCGCTCCGCCAGCACGTGCACGAGGTTGTCGCGGGAGTCGGCCTGAACGACGTATGTGTGGAACGCCTGCCGCTTGTCCGCCGGGCGCGGCGGGATCGTGATCTGCGGCAGGTCTGATAACAGCCGGTCGTACATGGCGGAGTTCTGGTTCCTGCGATCGGTGATCCAGCCGAGTTCGGCCAGGTGCGCGTGCGCCGCCGCAGCCTGGATCGGTTCGAGGCGCGCGTTGTAGCCTGGCATCAGCCAGTCGTCGCGGGAGATCAGCCCGTGATTGCGCAGCCGCGCGAGCGTCACCATGAAGCGGTCGTCCCGCGACGTGACCATTCCGCCGTCGCCGGCCGCGTGGATGTTCTTCAGCGGGTGAAGCGAGTAGCACACGGCCTGCCCCAGCGCGCCGATGGGCCTGCCGCCGATCTCGGCGCCGACCGCCTGCGCCGCGTCGTGGATGATCGGCAGGTCCTCCCAGGCGCCAGCGGGAACGTCGACCGGGTTTCCGGTCCATGCCACGGGCATCACGGCGTCGATGGCCCCTGCCTTCAGGAGTTTTGTCACCTGCCGCTGGTCGATCAGGTACTCGTCATCAACGTCCACCAGCACCGGCCATGCGCCAGCCTGCAAGATCGCCCCGACCGACGCGTAGAAGGTGTTGACCGGGACCGCGATCCGCTTGCGTTCGCAGTCGCAGCGCGGCGCGTGAGTGACGTGGCCGAGGCCGAGACCGATGATCGCGAGCGCGAGCGCGTCGGTGCCCGACCGCAGGCCTATCGCATGCGGAGCCCCGACCGCTTTGGCCCACGCCGTTTCGAAGTTCTCGACCGCTCGACCCAGCGTGAAGTCGCCCCGATCCACCAGGTCGGCCCAGCGCTTCTCGATGTCGGTTCGCAGGGGCCGACCGCGGGCGAGTTCCGTGGGAAGGTAGGCGTAGGGAACGCGGCGCGTGGCGGTGGTCATCGTGTGCCTCCATCGTGTCCGGCATCATCAAACACCCACACCCTGCCACACTCAGGGTAAACCGCTTGATGCTCCGATCCACCAATGCCCCCGATACAGACGAGCTTCTCGTTGTGGAGGCAGTTGTGATGATTCCACGCTTCGGCCGCCACGACGTAGTTCGCCCGCGCCCATTTGGTGACGGGGTTGAACCCCCAGTTGGCCGAGTTCGACTGGCACGTGATCGCGAGCCACCGCGCGTCGTCCGCGAGGGGATGGCCGGGCCAGAACAGGCCGTGTCCGAAATCGGCCGCGACCACCACGTCGCAGGCACCCGGTTTCTGGTAGGCGGCCCGCACGGTCTGAGGCTGCACGGTCTGGAACACCTTGTGCGTGAACGCCCGCTCGACGTACCGGCGCTTGACGACCGGCGCGGTCCCAGCGTCCCGATACCGCACCTTCCCGCAGTACGAGGTCAGGTGCGCGGCGACGATTGCCGCCCCGCCCTCCCACGAGTCAGTGCCATCGGGCGCGAACGAGATAAGCGTTTCCTTGGCCGACTTGCCCAGCGGTTCGACATAAACGTACTCGTCCACGATGGGCTCGCCGTAGACCTCAACGACGAGCTTCGAGACGAGATCGAACCATGCCACCACTTCAGCCAGCGAAAAGCTCGCATGCACCGACGCGATCCACTCAGCTGCGTGCTGCGGCCAGTTCGGTGCGTGCTGGTTCAGCCAGCGGGTAGACGACCCCCGCATGGTGTCGGCGAGCACGAAGCTGCCCCCGTACTCGGCCACCGCGGACCTCTCTGCTTCCAGGTTCCCCGCGAGGTCGAGCGTGCCGTACTCGTTGCCCTTGGCGTAGACCTGCGGCTGCAGCTCGCGGATCACCGGCACTACCGACGCGGAGCCCACGATGCGGACCTCGTCGACCATGCGAAGGCTCGCGAGCGCGTTCGCGCGCGCTTCCGCGGGGAACATCGGCCGTCCCGGTCCCCTGCGCACGTACTCGTCCGCGGTCACCGCCACGATCAGGCGGTCCCCGTACTTGCGGCACTCGGTCAGGTAGGCGATGTGGCCCGCGTGCAGCACCTCGAACACGCCGGACGCAAGAACGGTGGTCACAGGAAGTTCAAATGCAGCGGCTTCGGTTCGTCCGGACCCGCGGGCACGATCCTCTCGATCCCCTTGACGTGCCGGTCCAGGGCGACGTTGGCGTGCCACGCTATCGGCAGCGCGCCCATGTGCAGCCGCGCGTCGAAGGCTGGCGACACGAGGTACTGCATCGCCTGCCAGTAACGATCTGACCGGAAGATGTCCCGGAACGGCTCGTCGCAAATGTTCCCGACGTGGAGTTTCGCGTGCCGGTTCTGGAAGAACATCCCGTTCGGCGCCACGAGTCCCGACCCGGACACCTGCAGGAGCAGCGGGCAGGCCCACATGCGCGCGGGATCGTCTTCGCGCCGGCTTCTGATCTTCGACCACTTCACGATGACCTTGGTGTCCTCGTTGCTCATCGCTTCGGCGTCGCGCAACGCCTGCTCGATCTCGTGGTAGCGCGCGTATTCCACGCCGAACGATCGGTTCTCGTCGTCCGACGTGTGTTTCAGGACCGCCGCCTGCACCTTCAGGTCGAGGGCGAGCTGCGCGAACGCCCTGACCTCCGCCGCGTCGTCTGGCGTGAGGAACGTCTGGATGCTCAAGGTCACGGGGAGTTTCCGCTTGCGCTTGATCTCCACCGCGGTCGAGATGTTCCGCATCGCCTTCCAGAACAGGTCGGTGCGCGTGGCGTCGGGGTACATCATGCGGGCGTAACTGGCAGGCGTCCCCGCCAGCACCGTGAAGCGGACCCACTTCAGGATCGGAAGGATCCGCTCCATGGTCTCGTCGGTCCACAGGAGGCCGTTGGTGGCGTTGCCGACGTCCATCCCGACTTCGGCGCAGCGTTCGATGAACGGCACGTACGCCTTCGAGAGCGTCGATTCGCCGTCCGAGATCATCGAGAGGCCCCGCACGCCGATCTCGGCGCAGTCGTCAACGAAGCGGAGCGCGGCATCGACGGTGATGTTCTCCCGCTCCCGGGGCTCCTGCGCCACCGCGTAGCACGCGCGGCACGCCACAGAGCACCCTCGGCTCAGGGCAAGGTCGATCGTGACGGGGGCCACGCGTTCGCCGGCGAGCAATTCCTCGACGCGGTCGTGGTGCCAGCGAATCTTACTGGCGTCGAACATGAGGGTGCCTTCCCTGGTCCGGACGCCCTGCGCGGTCGTCATCGTCGGCTCGCCTTCGCCTGCTGCTTCAGCGCACGGGCGCCGCGCGGGCACCAGGTCTCGTGCTTGCTGGTGTCCGTGGCCCGATTCCACGGCCCGCCGCAGATGCCGCAGCCGTGCTCGATCACCGTCGCCCGCGTCTCGCACGAGTGGAACAGGCCCGTCTGAACGGTGTCCGGCGCCAGCGCGATCGCCTGCTCCAGGAACGCGACGCGCGCCCTCAACTCCGCCTCGTTCACTCGACCACCCTCACGCCGCGTAGCCGCCGCAGGGCGTTGCGGTCCTGCACGGCCTCCAGGTAGACGAGCAGCGACGGCTCCACGTTGGCGCGCAGGAAAGCCTCGACTCGCAGGAGCAGCGGCCCTCGCTCGGCGGCCTTCATCGTCTCCGGCACCCGGCAGGTGACGTGGCCGTTCGCCTGAGCTCGCAGGAACTCCACTGGCGGGCGCGTCCACGAAGCGCGCACGCGAGAGAGCCGCTCGTCGTCGGATAGGGCGCGCCACGCCTCGGTCGGCCGCGGCGTCTCGGCCCACGGATCGCTGATCCTCACCATCTCTCAGAACGGCCCTCCCTGTGGATGCACGACCGCGTCACGATAGTACGCCGCCTCCAGCGGGGCCGAGGCGGGCGCAGGGCCGCGTGGGATCGTCCAGTCGACGCGCGGTTCTGACTCGTCCCCCTCCTCGAGAGGCTGCCCGTAGTAGCGGCGACGCTCCATGATCACCGTGGGGTTCCCGGTCGCGAGAGCATTGCGGTAGGCGCGCCTGATGCCGTGGTAGGAGCGCGGCGTGAACAGGTCGATGCCTGGGACGTTCCACATTTCGAGCGGGGCCTTCGAGTGCATCGGCCCGCAACCCCAGCCTTCGCCGATGATGGCCCTGACCGTGATCGGGCAGGCGGTCCCGTGGATCATGCGCCACGTGGCCGCGGTGTTGAGCAGGTGTTCGGCGGACAGGTACGTGAAGTCGGCGCGCTGGTGGATCAGCCAGGGATGCCACCCCTCGGCGGCAAGCCCGACGCAGGCGCCCGTGAGCATCGTCTCCGACAGCGGCGTGTCGATGACGCGGCGTGGGAACCGCCGCGTGGCCTCGACCATGCTCCCGTAGATGTCCTTGCCGCCGTAGCGCGAGTCACCCACGCCGACGCCGAGGATGATCATGCGGGGGTCGGCTTCCATGAGCGCGACCGTCTCGGCAGAGAGAGCCTCGGCGTAGTTCACCGTACCGTCTCCACGATCTCGGTGAACCTGTGCTTGCGCAGCGCGTCGGCGATCACCTTCCCCGCCCCGTCGCGAACGTAGAGCGTTGCCGTGACCGTCGAAGGCTCGCCGGGGTTGATCTCGTTGGCGTCGAGGCCCAGCGCATCGCAGATCGCCAAGCCCTCGTCGCGACTCATGCGGGCCACGGTGCGTCCTCTGCCGCCCGGAACGCGGCGTCTACCTGAGCGTCCACGACCCGACTAATGCCATCCGCCTTCTCGCCGGCTGCCCTCCGCAACGTTAGCAGGTGATCGCGGTTCAGCAGTTGATCGTGATCGATCTCCGGCCCTACGTGGGCACAGGCGCGGGTCGTGTCCACTTCAAGGATGGCGGGGCGCTGGCGGGCGAGCGACTGCAGGGCACCGAGCGCGCCTCCGTAGACGCTCGCGAAGTCGTCTAGTTCGTGCTCCACCGTGATCGCGTCCATGCCCTCGCCGACGGCGTAGCAGAACTGTTGCCACAGCTTGCCGCGACGAACATCCTGCGGCGTCGCGGTCGATAGCCCGTTGTCCTCGATCACGTAGAGCAGCCGCAAATTGTGCAGGCTGGCGAAGTTGAGCGACTCCCAGAACTGCCCGGTTTCTGGCACCGCGTCGCCGCAGAACACGACCGTCAGGCGGTGTGAGCCTTCCAGCTTCGCCGCCCACGCCGACCCAGTAGCCAACGACACCGCGGAGCCTACGATGGGCGTGCCCCCCATGAGTCCGTGCGCCTCGTCGTGCAGGTGCATTGAACCCGCCCGCCCGCCCGAACACCCGGTGGCCCGCCCGTATAACTCCGCGATCATCCGCTCCAAATCGCCGCCGAAGGCCAGGTACGGCGCGTGCGATCGGTGGCCGAACCAGACGTGCGGCAGGCCATTGGGCCAATACGCTCCCTGATAATCGTCGCCGTACATCGTGAGTTCTTGCTGCTCGACCGCCAGTGCCACGCCCACCGCGACGGTCTCCTGCCCCACGCTCAGGTGCACGGGCGTCCTCATCGGCGACTTGCCAGGATCGGACGGGTCGGGGTGGTAACGCTCGCTGATCTCCGTCTCGACGCGGCGGATCAGGTACGCCCGCCTGTAGGCTTCGATGAGAACGGAACCGCCCGACTCAGGCATGCGGTTCCGCCAGCGCCGCGTCGATGTGGGCGCGGATGCCCCGAAGGTCCCTGCTCGCCGACAGCCAGTTGCAGCAACCGAGACGACACCGCACGGCGCGCGCGACCCACCAAATGTCCATGTAGCCTGGTCGCTGCACGCCGTAAACGGCCACCCCGCGATAGTAGTGGTCGGCCTTCATGCGCGTCGCACTCCGAGTCGAGCGCGCCCGCGTCGGTGCCGACGAGCGGTTCACTTCCGCCTCCGTTGTGCTGGCTACTTGCGCCAGTCGGTGGGCGCAGGACAGGCGCAGAGGTTCATGCCGCGCTCCCGTTTCTGCGGACGTAGGTCGTCCCCAGCGGGTCGAACGCGCGCACGATCTGATCCAGCGTCCTCGCTACGACGTGCGCCGTGCCGTGCCGCCGATCCCGCACCTCGACCGACGAGGAATCGAACACGAGTTTGGCGAGTACTTCCTTGCGTCCTGGCGGGCAGCAGTCGCACAGAAGCGATGTCGCATGCCTAACCGACGGGTTGTGCATTCTTGACCTCCGCGGCCGGTGCCGCGCTGCCGTTGCGCTGTTCCAGTTCTAGCACGCGCGCGCGTAGCTGGTTCGTCTCGTCGGTCAGGGACTTCAGGTCCCCGAACTTGACCTGCACGACGCTGTCGGGTGACGGTGCCGAGCCATTCGCTGCCGCCAGCGACACGTTAGAGGCTATCTGCTGCGGCAGCGGCGCCTCCGGGGCTTTCAGGAACGGGAGATAGATGCCGTTGGCGTCCACGCGCTTGTCGGCGGGGTCGAGCGGTTTGCGGTCCGTCGTGCCCCACAGCCAGTCGCGCCGCCCCTGCCAGAACGCCTCGCGTTCCTCGGCGGGCAGCTTGTGGACGGTCAGCGGGTAGGTGGGCGGCGCCGCGACGCTCACGATGCACTCGGTGTCTACCATCGGCTGCAGCCCCGTCCAGGCGTAGAGCTTCTGGAAGTGAAAACCCTCGTCGGCGCCCGGCGCGTCGGACCAGAAACCGGCCTGGAAGGGCCGCAGGATCGCGGTTTTCAGGAGGAACATCGAGAGCACGTGCCACTTGACCGGGTGGATCCCCGTGTAGCGTTCGTGCGTCGGGCCGTGGAGCACCCGGACGGGTTCGCCGGTCGGCTTCGGCGGTTCCTCGACGTAGGGCGCGACGATGGGCGCCTGCCGCTTGACGAGGCGCACCAGGGCGTCGGGCGGCGGCAGGACGTCGTTGTCCACGTAGAGCAGCCATTCGTAGCCGCCCATCTCGGCCTTCAGCCACGCCTCGTTGCGCATGGTGCCCAGCCCGTCGTAGGGGTTGAGGCACCGATCCTGCAGTTCTTCGAGGATGCACAGTATCCCGGCTTCCTGCGCCGCCTGCATCATGTTCATCACGTGCGCCCAGCACTTCTCGCGCCAGTGATTGCCGATGGCGGCGATGTAGACGGAGTTCGGCGAGCAGTGGGGCCAGTCGGCCCCGGTCATGCGCCGGTCGTTCTCTTTTTGCTGGGCCGGGTTGGAGTGGAACCGGACGACGACCTGCTCCCGGCCGCGGGCCTGCTCTGCAGCAGGCATTCCGGCGGTGCGCGGGGCGTCGTCAGGGCGGGCCGGGGAAGTCGAAGTCGAGACGGTCGCGAGCGAGGGCGGCGGTGCCTCGGCAGTCAGCGGACTATTCTCCTTAGTCTACGTGCGCAGGAATGATACCGCGTCGAGGCGCGGACGCGGGGAAATGGCGTTGCTGGCGCAGCACGGGCGACACCACGCAGCGGCAGTTGACCGTGTTTGCGGGGCTGCCGCCGATGCCTGGAGCATCGAGCAGCTCGCCCCCGACCTCGAACTTGTCGTTGAGGCCCACGATCTGCCCGTGGGCCGCCAGATGCGTCTCCCGCACCCTGTCGTCACGGGTCGCGATCCAGCGCTTTGCCTCGACGACGCCCGATTGCCGGTAGAGCTCGACGTGCCCCTTGGACGAGGCGGCGAGCATTTCGGTCCTCGCGATCCTTTCTGCCCTGAACCCCTCGGAGTAGCTGAACACTTTCGCCACGCGCGCGCGCACCTCGAAGATGCCCTCGCCCCCGGCCGCCGCGGCCGTGATCTCCTCCCGGAGCAGCTGCGCGGTCGTCTCGTTGACGCGCGTGGCCCAGAAGTCGGTGCGTTCGTCGAGCCACTTCTGCGTCAGCGGATCGTCGGGGTTGAACGGCGGGAGCTTGAAGGCGTTGGCCTGCTCGCGCGCCGCCAGCGTCAGGGCTACGGCGATGAGCGGCCGACCCCGGCGCGTAAACACCCTGATCCATTCGGTCGGGTCGAAGATGCGCTCGACCGGCGGCACCTGCTTCGCCTCGAAGCCGGTCAGCGACCGCGTGTCCTCCCGGTTGAGGGCGGCGATCACCGAGTCCCGCTGCTCCCCGAACAGGCCGCGCTGGGCGGCCTCGAACCTGCGCTCCCGCTGGACGAGCGCCTTGACCGACGCGTCGCCGAACGCCTCGATCCACGATTCGCTCGTCGCGTCCGGCGCGGGCGTCGAACCGTCGTCTCCGATCTGCACCATCGTGAGCGGCATGAACGGCCGGTCGCCCCAGGAGACCGGTTCGCGCCCGGTCTCCTCGCGGAACTCGTTGATCGTGAGGATGCCGCGGTCAACCTGGTGCAGCAGCCCTTCCTCGCGCGCCACCATGGAGTCGTGCAGGGCGCGGACGCCCGTCGTGTCGAAGCGCACGCGGTAGCCTTCCGGGGCGCGCAGGACCGGGAGCAACATCTCGTTGATCTCGTTCGCCAGGTACGTCCACTCGCGGGTTATCGTGCCGCGGTAGAAGTGCCGCTCGGCCATTTCCCGGTTCGCGAACGTGATGTCGCCGGATCCAAGCATCTCGCGCGGGACGTCGAACACGCGCGACGCGTCGTCCACCGTCCACCGGAGCCCTTCCAGGAACTGCATCTCGGTGTGCGTGAGGCCCAGCCTTTCCGGTTTCGGGCCGAGGCTCGTGGACCACAGGAGAGCGCCGTAAGCCTTATCGACGCCCTTGTAGCGCTTGGAAAATGCCTTCAGGAACTCCTCGCGCTGCTCATCGGTGACCGGATCGGTGACCGTGAACAGGATGTCAGGGTGCGCGCCGTTCGAGAAGAAAAGGCGGTTGAACAGGATCGCGTCCTTGCCGGAATCGAACTGCAAGCGCGCGGGCGCGATCGGTGACAACCCCGCGAACTCATCGAGCGGGTTGAACTTGCGGAACCACACGACCTCGTCGCGCAGCAGCGGGACTTCCTTGCCCGCCGGCCCGCGGTAGGCGAACCCCGCCACGTAGTTCTCGCCGCCGATGCCGACTGCCTTGCCGGGGATGACCCGCACGCGATCCGACCGCAGGGGCCAGATCGCCACCGGCCGCGTGCCGGACTTCTCCACGAACCAGAACGCCGCGCCCCAGATCATCAGGTAGGCTTCGGTGGCGGTCAGCACGTCGGCCTGCGTCCACCACGGGTTCATCCGCCGGAACAGCTGCTGCCACGGGTCGGAAATGTCCACGGGCTCCAGATCGCCGTCCGCGCCCTCGCGCGTGACTTGGATCGGGGCCTCGGCGATGGCCTCGGACCGCATGCGGATGGCGGCGTAGACGGGGACCGACTGCGCGTAGTAGTGCCCGTACGCGGTGGGACTCCACGACGTCGTGTCCTCGCCGCCGATCCCAAGCCTCGACGCGGCGATCTCGGCAAGCGTGGCCCGGCGGACGGCGGGCAGGTCGCGCGGCGGCAGGCCGGGGGCGCTCCTGCGGAACGGGTTAGGCAGCCTCACGGGTTCTCGTGCAGGGTCTTCGCGTTGGACCTGTGCGCCTGCCGGGAATTATAGAGGCTAGACGAACACGACCTGCTTCATCAGGTCCGTCGGAACCGAGACGTTCAGGCTGGCGAGCGCCCAGACCATGCCGTCGAGGCGGTCGGGCGACTTGCTGTTGGGGCCCGGAACCCACTGGCACATCTGCATTTCGAGTTCAGGGAACGGCCTCACGTGAAGCGCCCGCCCCTGCTCGTAGAGCGCCGACACCGGCTCGGCCCTGACCGCCTTGCCCCGCGTGGCGTTGACCTCTCGCACGGGCACGTTGGGGTCAACGGTCATGATCGTGTGCTTGACCATCGCGCCGCCGAAGTTCTTTTCGGCCGCGATCCAGCCCGCCTTGTGGTCGTGGTACGCCGCTATCGCCCGCCGCGCCCAGGTGTCCGGCGACACCGAGCCGTCCACCGACCGGTCGTCGAGGACGTACGCCTTGCCGTCTCGGGCCTTGGCGCCGACGACGATGCCGATCTCGCTGCCGCCGCCGCCGGCGGGATCGACCCCGACCACGCACGCGACGAGGTCGCGGCCGAGGTCCTGCCCATCCTTGTCCTTCGCGTGCGGCGGCTCCCGGTACTGGATCATCTGAGGCGTCCAGAGCGCTCCGGGCACGGTCTCCAGGTCCTCGGCCAGAATCTCCTGCCGGTAGGCCACCGACGTCATGTCCTTCGTGACGTCCGCGAGCCCTGCCCTCGACAGGTGCGGGTTGTCGAGCGACGTCCAGTGGAAGATGGCGGTGCGCCCGCTCTCGTCGGTGGCCGCCTGCCGCATCTGCTTCACCGCGTGCAGCGGGTCGCGGGCACGGCTCACCGTTTTGGTCCGCAGCGACGGGGGCGTGAAGGCGAACACGGCGTCCCCGTTGGTGTCCAGCATCATCGGGGCTCCGACGAGTTCCCAGGTGTCCTCGTTCATCAACTGGTATTCGTCGCATATCAGCAGGTCGGCGTAGTCGCCCCGGAGGGTATCGGCGTTGTAGGCGGTTTTCGCCCGGATGCGCTGCAGCGTTCCGGGGAGCTCGATCACGTGCTCGGTCTCGTTCTTGTAGAACACCCTGGCCGCTATCGGCTCGGCGAGCGCCGCCTTGACCTCGTACCAGAACCGGTCTATCTGGTCGTCCGTGGGCGTGGCGTAGAGCACGCGTCCGCCCGCCAGGAACCGCTCGACCGCCTTCATCGCCAGCCCCGTCGTCTTGCCGCCGCGCCTGCCGACGCGGGCGTAGATGCGCTTGGCCTTCGACTCCACGAAGGCGCGCTGCTTCGGGTGCGCGTCCATGCTGCGCAGCCTGACCGTGAGGACCGCCTGCGTCATCGGTCAAGCATCCTGAAGCTGCGGTTCCGGTTCTGCGGCCACTTCGGAGTCGGCAAAACCGGAACTGCCTTCCTGTTCAAGCTCCTTCGCCAGGAGGCGCCTGAGCTTCGCGACCTCCGAGGTCGTGAGCTCGCGCCCGTCGCGCTCGCGCACGTTTTCCCTGATCGCGTCGATCCGGGCCTGAAGTTGCTCGAGCTGGGGCACGTCGAGAGACGGGCCTTTCAGGGCAGGTCGAAGTGGGTTACGCATCGTAGGAGCCTATGCGGTACGGCTGAAACGGGACGGCATCGGGACTCCGAGCCGCTTGAGTGCTCGGTACTCGCGGTGATCGTTCGCCTGAGTTGACGGAGAGACGGAGTCCACCACGAACAGCGGTGCCATGAGGTCGAGCCGGTAATGATTGAGCATGGCACCACGCCTGACCCCGCCAGGGGTCACGTTCACGCAGTAGAAGCCGAGCTCTCGCCAGAAAGCATTCGCTTCGATGCTTGACCGGCAGCGTAACCGCACACCGGTCGCCCCGCCAGTTCGCGCAGCCGCGATCAGGCCCTCGACCATCCCGAGGCCGAGATGCTGGCGGCGGGCGTCGAAGTCCACGCAAGCCTGGTAAACCGTCACGTCGCGCCCGTGATGGACCGGGCCGTGCCACAGGTATCCGGCTGGCTCGCCGTTGTCCTCGCAGGCGATCACGCGGCCGGCTGCAAGATCACTTTCGAGACGGTCACGCGGATAGAAGGCAAGGCTTCCGCTGTTTACCTTCTGCAAGTGGTCAAGATATGTGATGGGAATCATCAGTTGCCAGCTTCACCAGGGATGAAAGCGGCATCGCGGGCCCTCCTCGCGCGGCACTCGCGCTCCAGGAGACGGGCCAGTCGTTCCATCGGGTGGGAACTAGCGGGCCTCCCGATCCGGCAGGCCACGATCACGAGGTACGTCACGTACCACGGCAGGACGCCCCAGGAGCTCGCCTCGTCGAAGTGATAGAGCTCGTGACCCCGCAGGCAAGGATCGTCGCGGTCGCGGCGGATCACGATGAAGGGCCAGAGCATGATCGCGTGCACGGCGAGGAGGGGCACGCGGTCCACGAGGATGAAGCGGGGCCTCATCGTCCTGCACCCCAACTCCCGCCCGCAGCCGTCGCGATCCTGTCACACGGCCGGCAGCCTAGCGACCACGGGATGCCATGCATGCAGCACTTGATGTCTGCATGGAACGGGCAAGTAGGACTGATGCCCCCGGTCGAGCAGGTACACGAGAGCGGAGCCTGAGAGGTCAATCAAGCCTCCTGCCGCAATTCTTGCAGACCGTGACGGTCACGGGCTCGTGCTCGCAGGCCATGCCCGTGGCGGGGTCCTTCGTTTGCGACGTGGCGCGCGGCGGAAATGGTGGCGTCTGAGCACCTCGCGCGACCTCGCGCTCTAGCTGTTTTCGTCCCTCTACAGGGTCTATCGTGGCGACTTTCGTAACCCGTTCGCGGGCGTTTTCAGATAGGGGCCGTATCTGACGCTCGCTCAAAATGGGACCCAGGGTCCCGTCGTTCACTGGCGCGGGCAACATGGCGAGAAAACGCTGGTGCCGGAGTGCCCTGTCCGCGTGACGCCTGGACAGCTTCATCTCACCCGCGATGAAGCCCTCCCACGTCTGATAGCCCATGTCCCGCCAGAGGTCCGTGTCGTGGATCGCGAGCAGCTGGCGACCGAGCCGGTCCATGTCGTCATAAATGCGCTCGACCTCGCGGTTCAGGCCCACGACGATCCGGCGCACGTCCTCGACAGTCCGCGGGACCTCTACCACCTCGGCCTGCTTGGTAGCGATCCTGCCTCCGTCCAGCGCGATCACCTGCATCGCGATTCGGGAATCCTGCTTCGGCGTCCTGGATTCTTTGCGCTTCGGGGCCTGATCCTCAGCGCCGACCAGGACGTGCCCCTCGTAGCTGTAATGCGGGTGGTCGCAGACCTTGCAGACGGGCGCGCCGCGGGCCACCGTCACCTACCCTTGCCCTTCGCTGTTGCTGCCATCTCCGAGAGCCTCCTGCTGCTTCACGGCGACGTCGTACACGACGCGTAGCGTGACGGGGCCGCCGCCTTCGCCTGCCAGCCTCACGGGAGCGTCCAGCCCGAGGAGCCGAGCGCGCCGCTCCAACAACTTGATTACCCGGTCGATTGCGCCCTGGTTGCCCTGTGTGGCCTGGGGCCAGAGGCCGAGCAACATGCGCTCCAGCCTTTCCTGATCCAGTTTTCGCAACTCCTCCGCCGGTTCCCTGAGCGTCCTGTCGAGGGCAGCCTTGACGGCCTCGTAGGCTCCCTGGGGGCCGGCGTAGCCGAGGCGCTCGGCGATCACGGGGAAAGAGGCCCCGGCGATCCTGAGTTGGAGCGCTTCGGCCTGCTTCTGCAGCACGGTGATGACGTGGGGAGAGAGCTTGGAGCGACCCCGTAGGCTTCCCGGCATCCTGCCCGAACCCTTGCCCCCCATCAGGCGAGCCTCGGCGTCTTGCCGGTGGCATCAGCCCAACGTTGGAGAGCGACCGCGACGTAGGCGGGAGAGATTTCCATGCCGTAGCAGACGCGGCCGAGGCGTTCGGCAGCGATGAGCGTGGTCCCGGAGCCGAGGAACGGGTCGTAGACCACATCGCCGGGGTCGCTGTGCCGCGCGATGGCGTTCAGGGGCAGTTCGAGCGGCTTCATTGTGGGGTGCTCCCGGTTCGCCCTGGGCTTGTCCACGTCCCATACCGAGGTCGTAAACAGCCCATCGCCAACTCGCTTGTGCGTGGCCTTCCAGGTGAACAGGATCGGCTCATGCTGGTATTCGTAGTCGAGGCGCCCAAGCGAGAACGTGGGCTGGTTCTTGCGCCAGATCAGCACGTGGCGCACAGGGAGTCCAGCCTCTCTCATCATCATCATCATCAGGCCAAGGCTGCCGCCCTGCGGCGCGCAGACGAAGATCGAGCAGTCACCGGCCATCACGAGGCGGCACGTCTTGTCGAACACGCTGAGCAGCATGGCGTATAAGTCCCGTTCTGAGGAATCGTCGGAGGCGAGATCGGCCAGGTTCCTTCCAGCGGGCTGGAAGGAGTTTAGAAACCGGTTCTTGGCTCCTATCGAGACGCCGTAGGGCGGATCGGTGAACACGACGGTGGCCTGCGCCGTGCGCACGAGCATTTCGATGTGCTCAATGACGCCGCTGTCTCCGCACATCACGCGATGCTCGCCCAGCGTCCAGACCTGCCCGCGCTCGACGCCCCACTTTTCGCGAAGCTCCTCGGCCTCGTTGAGGCGCGGTTCGACATCGACCGCGACCTCATCGGGCAGCGGCTGCGTCTCGCCGTTCGCGAGGGCTTCGAGCATGTCCTTGACGGCCTGCGATTCCGTCTCGACAGATGCGAGCAGATCGAGCAGCTTGTCCTGATCGGGCTGCGCCATCGCCGCCAGCGGATCGAGGGTCGCCAGCATCAGGTCGGCCTCGGCCTCGTCAACGTCGAGCACCAGGACGGGGACCAGCGCTGCGCCCATCTCCTCGGCCCGCAGGTGCCCGTCGATGAGCATCAGGCCGTCCGGCGTCTCGCGCGCCAGCACCGCGTCTGCAAAACCGATCTGTTCCAGGATGCCCCGCAGGGCTGCGCGCTGCGCCGGCGGATGTCGGCGCCAATTGCGGGGAGATGGTCGCAGCGATGAGGCCGGGACGCGGCGCAGTTCCCTTATGCGGTCGCGGACGCGCGCGCTCCTCGCCATGCCGGATCGAGGCGTGCCTACGGAATAAAGCCGCGCCGACGGGCTCGCTGGATCAGGCGCGAGACGGCCGACTGTGAAATGCCCCAACGTGCGGCTATCTGGGCCTGCGTCATCCCGGCCTGGCGGTACTCGGCCAACTGGCGCAGCCGCTCTTCGACGAGCTTGGCGATGGTCTCTCGAATCGGGGTCGCAGTGGTGGTCATGCGGGCATTATAACACTTGTTGACAGCGCCCGGCGACGAGGCGTATGCTATGTGTCATACAAGGAGCCCCGATGACCAACTACCCCGCCATGTCGCTCTATGCCCACGCGCATGCGCCGTGGGCCGCCGACCGCCACGCGCGGACCTGCCCGCTGAACGCTGACGCGCGCGCAGATCGCAAGGTCCCGACCCACCGCTGCGACGAGGGGCACTACTTCAACGCGGACGACCTGCCCGCGCTCGAAGAGAGTCCCCGGCTCGCGACCTGCCCGCTGTTCCACAAGGATGACCCCAGCTACGACGACGGGCCGTGCGGCGCCGAGCTTCGCGAGCTGGACTGCACCTGCCCGGATGTCTAGCCGTGCGACTCACGCAAGCCCGCGACCGTGGCGCGCAGTTGGCAATCGCCCGTGGGCAATCTGCCCCAACGGCAGTGACGAGACCGTGTGGGCCAACATCGCCAATGCCGAGTTCATCGTCCGCGCCGTCAACGTCCACGACTTGATGCGCGAGGCGCTGGAGGGCGCTGCCGAGTTTCTGAAACACTCTGGCAACCAGCGCGCCGTGCTGTCCGGCAAGTTCACAACGCCGAGCGCACGCTATGCCTGGTTCCAACGAACGAAAGCCAAGATCGCCGCCGCGCTCGCCGCGGCCGAGGGGCGGGCGTGATGCTCTGCGAACACGGCTACACAGCGTTCTACGACTGCCCGATCTGCCTATGTCCGCTATGCGAGAAGCCGATGGCGGAGTGCAACGGTCACGACGAGGACAACGCAGACGCCGAGGATCGAGATGCCACATAGACAACTCCCGCCGGACGATGCTACGATGCACGCGCTCCCAGTCCGATCCAGTGTCGTTTCGGATTACACCTTCGGCAGTAGCCCCGTGCAAACACCGGGCATGCCGTTCGGGGTCGCCCTTCACCTGGATCGGGTGGGAGCAGGGGTGGCCCCGAATGTTTTTCAGGCGGGCGTCATCCCTACAACGCCCGAACGGCCGGCAACCCCGCTCTCGCAACGGCTGCGGGCGCAGATGGCCCCTACGCGGAGGTTCACCGCGTTCCCTCCTGCACGCTCCTCGTGCGAACACTACGCGGTGCGAGGCAGGCCGGTGGCCGCGGCTGATAATCGGGCCGGTCGGAAGTCTGGTGGCAGGCATAGTGCTTCCGTCTGCTGGGGAGGGGGGTCTGATACCGGTTATTGATCCGAAGGAGGTGCGAGGTGCCTGAGCACGAGTTCGACCATGTGGACCTGTCCCTGCTGCCGCCCCACATGCACGGCGCGGTGCGGCGGTACCTGAACGAGGGAATCGAGCTAGACGACTTTCTGACGGCAGCGCTCTCGAATCAGCTAGTCGAGAGTTTCCGGTATGCCGACACCGACAATCTGGCCGCGATGCCGCGGTGGGCCGAATGGCTCCTGTGGGAGTGCCCCTCGGCAGCCTACGGCTCGCCCGAGAAGGTCGGCGCCTGGTGCGAAAGCCGCCAGCAGGCGGTCAAGGCCGCGCGCGAGGCGGTGTGATGAAAGACAGACTCGCCAATGAGATCAGGTCCGCGATCCGTCGATGCTGCGGTTGCTGCGGCGTGACCGTGCTCGGCTTCGACGACGGCTTCGTGATGACGGGCCTGTGCTCGACCTGCCGGGGCTCCCCGCAGAACACGCTCGGAGCCTCGGGCGCGGACATGCTCGACCGGGTCCACCTGTCTAGCAAGTGCCCGGTGAACCGGCAGGAGGCGAAGCGATGACGGACCTCGCGTTCGAAGGCATCGTGCCTGCCGGGGATCGCGCCGCGTGGCTGGCCGCCCGCACGAAGGGCGTCGGCGCGTCCGAGTCCGCGGTCCTCACGGGAGCCTCGAAGTGGGGCTCCGCGATGAGCCTGTGGGGAGTCAAGACAGGCAGGCTCCCCGACGAGGAGAGCGAGAACGAGCGGATGCTGTGGGGCCAGAGGCTCGAACCCCTTGTGGCTGAGGAGTACGAGCGCAGGACCGGCAGGAAGCTCACCCCGTGGGGCTGGCTCCTGCGCTCCACGCTGGCCCCGTTCATGCTCGCGACGCCCGACTACCGGCTCGCCGCGACGAACAATTACCCCTTGGTCCCGGTCGAGATAAAGACGACCGACGCGTCGCGCATCCGCGACTGGCAGGACGGGCCGCCGCCGCACGTCCAGGTCCAGTGCCAGCACCAGATGTTCGTGACCGGGGCTTCCCGTGCCTCGGTGGGAGTCCTGGTCGGCGGTAATCGCTTCATGTGGACGGACGTGGAGCGCGATGAGGTCCTGATCCGCGAGATCGTGGAGGCGTGCCGCACGTTCTGGCAGCACGTGACGGACGACTCGCCGCCGCCCGCGGACGCGAGCGAGGCCACGAGCGAGGCGATAGCGAAGCTCTGGCCTGTGACCGCCGTAGGCGAGTCGGTCGTGCTGCCCGCAGACGCTTACGACTGGGCCCGCGAGCTTGACCAGGCGAAGCAGGAGGCGAGGCTCCTCCAGGACCGCATTGACGGGATTGAGAACGTCCTGAAGGCGGCCATCGCGGGCGCCGAGGTCGCCCTGTTCCCGGACGGCTCCCGAGCGTTCACGCTCCGCACGCAGAAGCGGAGCGGCTACACGGTAGCCCCGGCAGAGTTCAGGGTACTCAGGAGGTCGAAGCCATGACCTGTGCCCACTGTCATCGCGTAGTCGGCGAGCAGATCGAATGTCGCGGTTGCCGCCAGATCATCTGCGTCTGGTGCAAGCCCGATCCGTGTCCCGTTTACGAGAACCTGCCGAGCGCAGGGGAGGAGGTTTAGGGAGATGGTGCAGACAACGTCTTCGGGCGAGATCGTCAAGCGATCCGCCGCCGCGTCCGACAAGGTCGCGGCGTGGGTGAACGATCCGACCTTCCGCGAGCGCATCAGGAACATGCTGCCCGCGATCATCAAGCCGGAGCGGTTCGCCGCGGTCGCGCTCACGTCCCTCTCCCGCAACCCGAAGCTCCTGGAGTGCACGCCGGTCAGCCTGATCCGCTGCCTGCTCCAGGCCGCGACGGTCGGCCTGGAGGTGGACAACGGCCTCGGGCACGCCTACCTCGTGCCGTTCAGGGACCGCAAGGCGGGCACGACCGAGTGCACGCTGATCCTCGGCTACCGCGGCCTCGTCCAGCTCATGCTCAGGTCCAACGGCGTGTCCGCGGTGTTCGCGTCCGTGGTCAGAGAGGGCGACGAGTTTGACTTCGAGCTCGGCCTCGCGCCCAAGCTCTCGCACCGCCCAGCGAACGACCCCGAGAAGCTGCTCACGAGCGCCTACGCCATCCTCTACATGAAGGACGGGACGAGGCTCTTCGACGTGATGAGCAGGGCCGAGATCGAGCGCGTCCGCGGCCGGTCCAGGGCGAGCTCAGAGGGGCCGTGGGTGACTGACTACCACGAGATGGCCAAGAAGACGGTGCTACGGCGCCTCGCGAAGCTCGCCCCGATGAGCGTGGAGGACCAGCGCCTCGTGACCGCGGACGAGCTCGCGGACGCAGGGCAGGCCCAGCTGGACGCGTTCGCTCCTGAGGTGGACGTGCCCGAGACCGAGGACGCCGGCGCCGAGAAGCCTGCTCCTGCCAAGGCTCCCGCGATCCCGCGCACGACGGGCAGCGAGCAGTCCGAGCGCGCCCGCCTCGCGCTGGACCGCCTGTTCGGGGACCACGAGCCCGACTCCAAGGTGTTCCAGGAGGCCCGGAACGTCTGGGTCGGGCAGCGGTTCCCGGCCCTGGCGAAGAAGGGCTGGCCTCAGTGGACCGAGGAGGACTGGAGCCAGATCGCGGACGCGGCGGAGGCCGAGGCTCAGAAGCAAGTCGAGGAGTCGTGGGGAGCGATGAGCCAGCCCGCTCGCAGGGACCCGGCCTGATGGGCGCGGCCCGCTTTTATCTTGCCTCCCGATGGGAGGTCCTGGGACGAGGGGCCGGGGGTGTCTGTGACCCATCCTCGGCTCCTCCGCGTTCCGCAATCGCCGCAGCTTTGTTTACGTCGCAGGACTGCGAGGGACAGTTTCGCCTCATGGGTTGCGGAATGCGCGGAATGAGGCTGCTTGACGCCGTGGCATGGGAGAGGCTACCGTCGCGTTGGATGAGATCAGTGTCGGGTGTAGAATCTAGCCGTCTAGACGAGCGGCCCAGAGCCGCGCAGAACCCGCCCCGGCACCGGACACTGATCTCATCCATCGGCGTTCGATTCGGGGCGGTTCTGTTTCTCTGGAATCCCTGCGAGGCAAGGCGATGAGCATTCGAGCCATCAACTGGGCATTCTCCCTGAGCATCGCACCAACACCCAAACTCATCCTCATAGCAATCGCCGACCACGCCGACGACGATGGCGTCTGCTGGCCCAGCCTTGAGCGCGTTGCGGACAAGGCTTCCGTGAACCGCCGCACAGTAATGCGGCACGTCGAAGAGTTCGCGGCGGCGGGACTCTTGACCCTTGAGCATCGACGCGACGAGGCGACCGGGCTTCAGCTGCCAAACCGATACCGCCTCAAGATGACTGTCCAGCCGGGTGACAATTTGTCACCCGGAGGCGTCCAGCCGGGTGACAAAAACGGTGCCCAACCGGGTGACAATCCGGGTGACAGAGCTGTGTCACCCCAATCATCAGTGTTAGAACCGTCAGAAGAAGAACCATCAGAACCCCCTCCCGTAGGACGGGAGTCACTTCAAACCTCTCAGGTCGAACTCATGAGCCGCGATCACGCCGACGACCCGAAGTGGCTCTCGGCCCTTCACGAAATCCCCTCCTGGCCCTGCTTGAAGGACGCGGCGGTCATGGTGAAAGTGGCGGAACACCAAGTCACCGACTCCGACGCCCTGCTCGCCGCCACCGCGCTTGTGTCCAAGTGGGCGGACTTGAAAGGCAGATACAAGCGTGCCGACCTGACGTTCGTCCACTGGGCGCTATCGGAACAGAAACGAAACAAGATCGGAGGCAGCAATGGAACAAGCCGAGGGTATCGCGCACCTGTCAACATCGCTCACGAAGGCGTGGACAACCCCTTCTCAGACTTCCGCCACATGGTCCCCGGAGCAAGCCGCCGAGATTAGCCGGCTGGCTGACGTGGCAGAGCAGGCACAAGGCACCAAGGCCCAGCGGGTCGCCACACGGCTGTCCGCGATCATTGCCAACGTCGAGGCGCGCGACGGTCGACCCGTCAGCGACGACCGGCGGGCTGAGATCGTGGGTCTGCTGGATCGCGACGAACCTGACTGCCTGACCTGCGGTGATCGGCGCTGGATCGTCGACCCGACCGGGCGATCTGCCAAGTGCCCGTCCTGCGTGCTGAATCATCCGACCGCGGGCACGCTGCTTGCCGCGGGCTTCGCAGACGGCCAGCGACCCGCGACGCTGGCGAGCTTCGACATCACCCGCCACGCGGCAGGCCGGGAGCGGGAAAAGGCGCTGGGCGCGGTTCGCGCCATCACGGCATGGCTGGGCCGGCAGGCGCCTCCCCTGCTGGTCATCCGCGGCAAGACCGGCATCGGCAAGTCGCATCTCGCCGAGGGCGCGGCGATGGCCCTGATCGCCCGCGGCGATGGGGTCTGGTATGTCACAGGCGCCGACTTCGCTGACAGCCTGCGGGACATGAATAGCGACTGGCGCCTGTACCGGCAGCGTGTAGCGAAGGTGCCCTGGCTGATCCTGGACGACGTAGGCGCCGGCACCGCCGACCGCAGCGCGTACGTGGCGTCCGAGGGCTATGAGTACGTGATCCAGAAGCGCCTGCGCACCGAACTGCCGACGCTGCTGACATCGAACCTAGACGACGGCCAGATGCAGGATGCCATCGGGGATCGGATCGTCGCCCGCTTCGTGGGGCACCAGTGCGGCGTCTATCAGTGGCACCCGGCCACGAACGTCCGGGCGGCGATGGCGGATAAAGGAGGCTCTCGTTGATGGGCAAGTGTTCGGATTGCGGACGGTTCGCGCTCAGGCGCTACCTCTGGAAGCTCTGCCGCGGGTGCTTCCTCGCCGCGAGGGTAGTGCCGCTACCGCCGAGCACCAGAGCAGTACGACCGGGGTAGATTCGGCAATGAGGCGAACGCCACTCAGAAGGCAGGCAGGGCTCCAGGCCCCGCGGGTAGCTCGGCAGGGCGCAAACGAGCGGCCAGCGGCCTCCAGGACGAGCCTGCGACCGCGTTCTCCCCGCCGCGAGGCAGAAGCCCGCGAGCGTCGGGAGTTCGTGGCCGCGTTCCTGCGGGAGAGGCCATCGTGCGAGTCGAGACTGGAGGGCTGCTGGGGCAGGGCGACTGATTGCCATGAGTACGTCCCGAGGTCGCACGGAGGTTCGATCCTGCCCGACGCGAAGGCGCGAGCTCAGGGCCAGCGCTTCATCGCGCTCTGCCGAGCCTGCCACTCGCGTATCTCGGACGACACGGCTCTGGGGCGAAGGCTGGGGCTGATCGCGTGATCACCAGGCTAGAACGCTTCTGGCGGCACGTCGAGAAAACGGCGGGATGTTGGCTCTGGCAGGGCTCCTTGAACTACCCGGACGGCTATGGTCAGTTCTGCGGCAGCACTGCCCATCGGTTCAGCTACGAGATCGCTCGCGGGCCGATCCCTCCCGGCCTCTACGTGCTTCACCACTGCGATGTGAAGCGGTGCGTCAACCCTGACCATCTCTACGCAGGGACTCAGAAGGACAACGGCCGGGACGCCGTGCAGCGAGGAGGGATTGATGTCGCCCGCCTCAGGGCCATCCAGCCCCATGCAACAGCAGCAGCCGTGCTCGCGAGGAGGGAAAGAGCGGGCCCTGAGCCGAAGTGCCTCGACTGCGGTAGACCTCTCGCCCGCCGCGCGGCGAAGCGGTGCCGACCTTGCTGGTACAGGACTGACAAGGCCCGGATCGGCCTCCAGGCTGGCTGGAAACTAGCGGAGGCCCGCCCATGACGCAGGCCGACGTAGCCGAGAAGCGTGCGCGGCTGTGGGAAGCGAAACCGATTCCCGTTACCCCGAAGGCGGTGGCGCGCTTCTGGCTGAATGTTGATAAAACGACTACCTGTTGGCGATGGCTCGGAACAATCATGCACACGGGCTACGGGCGGTTCTTTCTGGGGCAAGGGCAGTTCATGGCCCATCGTTTCGCCTACGTAGCGACATACGGCCCGATCCCGACTGATCGGCAGATCGACCATCTTTGCCGCAATCGTGCATGTGTCAATCCCGCCCACATGGAAGTCGTTGATAACAGGACGAACACGATGCGCGGGATCAGCGGCAACGTGACTACCTGCGTGAACGGCCACCGACACGATCCAAGGAATCCGGCTGCTACTCGTACACGGAAGCGGAAGTGCAAACGGTGCAAGGCGGACGAGCAGCGGCAGCATCGAAATCGAGGCCAGGCACTTGTCGCAGCCCGTTCGGTGATATGCCCCGCTTGTAGCGCCCAGCTAGGGCAAGAGTGTCAGTCATTGACGGCAGGAAAGCGAAACCCGTACAGCCACGCCGTCAGACGGAACGCCGCCGCCACCGACAAGCTGGCAGGAGAGACGACGTGACACCGATGCGCCCGGCCTTTCCTGAGCCAGGGCCTCTACTGATCGCACTCGCCATCTGTGTTGCGGGGCTATGGGCCGCTGCCGCAATGATCGTGGGGGCTGTATGGATTCTGCTGTGGGCGTGGAGGTTCTTCGCCAATGCCTGAGCAACCGACCGTGACCGAGGCTGACCGTGAGTTCATCCAGCGGTTCATGGATCGCCTACGTCAGGAAGTCGACGCAACTACGCCGTCACCGAACCTGCGAGAAGTGTGGACAGTCCAACTCGCCGCCCACGTAGCCAAGGCCGTAGCCGCCGAGCGGGAGAAGGCTGGCCGAGTGTGGCTGAGTTTGCAACACGCCCTCAACGCCCTCACCGACATCCGCCGCCGCGGGGACTACGACGTGGCGGAACTGGACATCATCTGCGCGGAGGGGGAAGCCGCCCTCGGAGGTACGCCGTGACGCTCACCGAGGCTGAGATCTCAGAGATCGAGACGGATGGCGTAGCTACAAAGCGACAGTTAGCAGACCTCATCGCCGCCCTCCGCGCCGAGCGTACCGCCCGCCAGGACGCCGAGGGCAAGCTGGTGTACGCCGAACAGATGTTGAGGTCCGAGCGCGAGACGGCGGGCGATCTCCTGCACGAGAAAGCGGGGCAATTGGAGGCTGAACAGAAGCGGGGTAGAAAATTGGCGAGTCGTACGAGGGGCACGATGCGTTTCTTGGGCGGCTACCTTCGATGGCATCGCCAGAAGCACAAAGGCTGCGACTGTGACCAAGACGCGGCGGTTCATAGGAAGCGTCTACAAGCCGCCCTAGCCGAGTACCGCAAGCAGGGAGCGTCGTGAGCAAGTTCAACGGCGGCCTACGCTCCTCGGCTACCGCGGAATGGTCAACTCCGCAGGCTACCTTCGACGTGCTCAACGCCGAGTTCGGCCCGTTCACGCTAGATCCCTGTGCAACAGCCGAGAACGCAAAGTGCGCTTGATACTTCACGCGTGCTGATGATGGTCTAGCGCAATCGTGGGCGGGCTGCCGGGTATTTATGAACCCGCCCTATGGTCGCGAGATTGGGCGTTGGATGCGGAAGGCGTGGGAGGAGTCGGTTCACTGCGATCTCGTTGTCTGCCTGATTCCAGCACGCACCGACACGGCATGGTGGCACGACTACGCGGCCCGCAGCGACAGTCCGTTTCATTCGCGGGCGCCTGCGCTTCGGCGGCCAGAAGAACTCTGCGCCCTTCCCATCGGCTATCGTCATTTACCGCAAGCAGGGAGGCGGGACGTGAACGTGATCGGCCTGGACCCCGGCTCGTCTGAGTCCTCGGTCGTGGAGCTCGCGCCTGACGGTCAGGTGACGAACCGCTACTCCGGCGCGAACGTCCACGTCCGCGAGTGGCTGCGCGCGGCGCGGCTCTTTGACTCGGGCGGGCTCGTGACCCTCGCGGTCGAATACATGCGCCCGAGAGGGATGCCCACGGCTCAGGAGGAGATAGATACCTGCGTGGAGCTCGGCAGGATGATCGAGGCATGGGGCGGGTCCTGGAAGCCCGTCTCGCGGATGCAGGCGAAGATGCACGTCTGCGGCAGGGCGAACGCGACCGACGCGAACATCCGCCAGGGCCTCATCGACTTCTACGGCGGCGAAAAGGCGATCGGCGGCAAGAAGTGCCAGCGGTGCCACGGTCAGGGCTGGCGCGGTCGCGACAGGGCTCCCTGCGCCGACTGCTCGGGGACGGCGTGGCGGATCCCGCCCGGTCCTCTCGCGGGCCTGACCGGGGACGAGTGGGCGGCCCTCGCGGTCGCGGTCACGTTCCAGGGCAGGACGAGCGCGTGACAGACCTCGCTTCTACGTGGCCACCCGCGGGCCTGCCTGCGCCCTACTACCAGGACGACGCGGTGACGATCTACCACGGCGACTGTCGGGATCTGCTGCCGCTCATGCCGAAGGTGGATCTGGTGCTCACCGACCCGCCGTATGGGATCGGCGAGGATGGCGGCGCATGTCGCACCCGCGGAGTACCGGGGTATAGCAAGTATCCGCAGATGGGTTGGGATCGGGACATTCCATCGCCAGACACTTTCCGCCTTGTTCTGGCGGCTGCGCCCCATGCAGTGATATGGGGAGGCAACTACTTCACAGATCGGTTGCCTGTAAGTCGTGGGTGGCTCTATTGGCAGAAGTTGATGGGCGGCGACTTCTCAGATGGCGAACTGGCGTGGACAAGTCGGGATGCCGCGTTGCGGGAGTGGACACAGACCAATAAGAGTGGCGGCCATCAGCATCCGACACAGAAGCCGGTTGAACTAATCCGCTGGTGCATAGGGTTCTTTCCTGCAGCGCAAACGATCCTAGACCCCTTCATGGGTTCTGGCACGACGCTGCGGGCCGCTAAGGACTTAGGCCGCAGGGCCATCGGCATCGAGATCGAGGAACGCTACTGCGAGATCGCCGCGAAGCGTATGGCGCAGTCGGTGATGGCCCTATGACCGACGCAGGCTCCCCGGAATGGCTGGCCGAGGTCCTGGAGTTCGAGGGGCGCTGCGGGCTGGAACGCTGCCCTCGGATAGGCGTCGGCCACTGGACGGAGCCCGTCACCTTCCGGCTCAGGACGAACAAGGCTCGGACGCGCTTCTGGTACGAGTCATCGTGCGCGCCCGGACTCCCGCAGCCGAGCTCGCGCCTCCACTGGCGCGCTGAGGTCCTCGACCGGCTCGAGCGGTGGCCCGAGACCCTGACGGTCCTCCAGGGCCTAGGTGCGGCTCCTGCGATGATCCAGGAGGCACGCGAGACGCCGGGCAAGTCCTAGGCAGACTTGCCTCGACGCTGCCTCAGGACTCAGGACCGCTTCGGCACCTTCACGAGGCCTAGGCTGCCCTTGCGGACGGCCTCCGCGATGGCGTCCGAGGTCGCGAGTTGGTCCTCGACGGAATACTCGCCGTCGAGCGACGACTTCACCGCTGACACGAGGGCCATGACGATCCCCGAGCAGAGCACGAGCGCGGCAGCGACCACGCGCCGCAGGAAGCCGCGAATCCAGGTGAGCGGGTTGGCGTTCATCGTGGCGTTCTCCTTCTTTACCTGACGTCTATCGCACGTTCGACCGTGCTGGTGGCAGACGAAACGTTCGCCGCCACGGTGGAATCGATCACGAAGTCGGCGGATGCGATCCCGTCGCCGTCGCCGATGACCAGGTTCGACAGCGTGAGCGCGCCGCACTTGAGGTTGGATATGGAGGCCGGGGCACCGAACAGGCGGATCCTCGTGAGGCGAAGCTCCTTGATCGTCGCGCCCTGGCTGCCGCCGTCGATCACGATCCGGTCGTAGTCGCCGCCCGTCGTCACGTCCGAGCCCGCGCCGCGCAGCGAGCCGACGTTCACCTGCGACACCGTGCTAGACGAGGTCCAGTCGTGCGAGTTGCCGTCGGCAGCCGTGTTCGAGAGGGTCAGCGTGTAGGCGGTGCTCGTGGAGATCGTGAGGGCTGGCGCCGTGAGCTGGTCGACCACGCACGTCTCGGCACGGATGTATTGACCCGCGTCCGCCTTCACTTCGAGCGCGAGAGCAACGCCGGAGCCCTGCCCCGCGTTCACGTCGGTGATCTCAAGTTTTTCCAGGCGGGCCCCGGACAGCAGCTTGCGGAGCGTCTGCGTCGAAGCTCCGCCGCGCTGCTCGACCAGTCGCGAGAGCGCGAGCTTGATCTCGGCCACGTCCGCCTGGATCGTCGCGATCTCATCGTCCTGGCGAGGGGCACCTGCGACCGATTGCGCCACGCTGATCGTGGACGAGACCGGCGTGAAGGTGCCGGTAGCCTCGCCTGCCGCCGTGCCGCCCCCCACGAACACGAGCAGCGACCCCACGACCGCGACGCCCTTCGGCCCCAGCTTCTCGACGAGCGGCTTGCCGAAGTGGCCGTAGACGTCGGTGACGACGCGAAGCCGCAGGGCCTTCGCGTCTGGCGGCGGGCTAGGCGCTGTCGTCATGCTCGGCTCCGTTGGCCGCACCGCTGATCGTGCGAGCGTCGATCAGGCGCTCGATTCGACCGACTCGTTCGTTCATGGCAGTCCAGCGTTCCGCGGCGCGCGCGCTCTCGACCTCGATCTTGGCGTCGAGGTGGATCAGCTTCTCATCGACGCCGCGCAGTTGCTTCATCGTGTTCTCAGGAGACGAGCGCGCCACCTTGAGCCACGCGAACAGCACGCCGAAGATCACGGACGGCGGACCTCCGAGTTGTATGGCCCATTGGACGAACTGATCTTCAGGCATCATCTGCTCCCGCGTAATCGAGACGCACACGGATGCTCCCGGCCTACGGCACCGAGACTTCGTGCAACGCCACCCGAGCGGCGATCGGCCGGACCGTTGAGCCATCCTCCACGATGCGAACGCGCAGCGCGTAAGTGTACGTTCCGCTGGCGAGCGTCGTGTCCAGCGACATCGTGCCGAAAAACCCCGTCTTGCTCGCCGCGAGCTCGACACCCTGCCCGTTGAACACGCTGGTCCCGTCGCGCTCTATCTGGATCGTGCCGCTGCGAAACGACCCGGTGGTGTTCAGGTACACGACGCTGGCGTACCACGCAATCGCTCGCCGGCCCGTGCCGCCAATCGCCAACGCCGTTGAAACGAGTGTCGTCAACGACGCGCTTGGAATTGCAGTGCCGAACTGGAACTCGGCCGATGTTGAATACGCGCTGTTGTGCGTGCCCGTGCCGAAACCCGCGGTGCTGACCAGCGTTGCCGCGTGTTCGTGACCGGAGGTTGCGAACAGGACCGCGGTGCCGCCCGACGACAGCATAGCGAGCCGCGATCCCGTGGTGTAGACCACCGAGATCGTGCCCGTAGGCGTCCCTGGCGCCGCCCCGTCCCGCAGGTAGATGCTCACGAGACCGGTTGCCGAACCGCCAAGGGCGCGCGTGCCCGACCCCGACCCGCCTGAGTGATCGTGCAGCGCGAGTTCGTTCAGGTTGTCCCGCAGGTGGGTATCGAGGAGAGCCTTTGTCACCACCTCGTCCGCGACCCATGTCCGGGGGGCTGTCCAGCTAATCGCAGGCCCCCTTCTGGTAGCATGGACTCGTCATGCCATGAAAACTATCAGCGAGTGCCCTGTCTGCCACCGCTCTTTCAGTCGCGTCCATACAGCGCGCAAGCCACCACGTTACTGTTCCCGCCCTTGTGCAAATCGCGCCCCAGGACGTATGACACCGGAGATTCGGGCGAGAATTGGACGCGCTGGCAGCCAGAACCACAACTACCGGGGCGGCTGGAAAGACGACTTTGGCTATATTCACATCGGCGGCGTGCTGCGCTCGCACGTCGTATGGGACGCATCGCATCCCGATGATCCGATAAAGCACGGCGAGGTAATCCATCACAGGAACGGCGTGAAAAATGACGACCGCCCTGAGAATCTGGAGAAGCTGTCGAGTCAATCTGTGCACGCCAGCCTGCATCTCCGAGGCAAACCTAAGACGCCTCAACACGTCAGAAATCAAGTGGCGGCTCGTCTACGCCGGAAGTCATTGCCCTAATACCCGTGTGTGTGGGCGGTGCTCGTGAGCATCAACGCCGCGCCGCCAGATGCCCGATGGCCGAGCATCGAGCCGCTCGTGAACAGGACGGTGATCGTCCCGGTCGGCGCGGCTGGCGCCGTCCCGTCCCGGAAGTAGAGCAGGGTCAGCCCGGTCGCGGTGGCTCCGAGCGAGCGCGTGCCCGAACCTGAACCGCCGTCGTGGGCGTGCTGGTCGAGTTCAAGCATGTTGTCGCGCAGCCGCACGTTCAGCGCGGGTGCGTCGTACATCGTCCCGACCTTCGTCGCAGGCACCGCGGTCCACGCCATCTACACGACCCCGTGCGCCGCGTTCTCGCGGATCAGGTCCGCCACCGTCTCGCCGGGATTCCAGAACCGGTTCGCGGTGCCGATGCGCTTCAGCAGGTGGTACTCGATCTTGTCCCGGTCAGCGGGCAGGGCCACCCTCCGCCAGTTGCCACCGACCTTCGCGTTCCGGCACGAGCCGCAGAAGAACAGCGGCGTCTGCACGCTGACGATGACCGCCCACCGGCAGCCGTCGGGACACTCGGCAACCCATCGCCCGTGATCGACGCGGGCGAGCACTTCGCCTGCGACCTTCTCGGCTGTTGGCAATGCCGAACGGGTAATGGCGAACATGTGCGCCAGAAACGGTTCCGGGTTCGCGTGTTCGTGCGTGATGATCGCTTCTGCCACCTCAAAAACCTCCCGGATGTGAAAAGAGCGTCCCTTTCTGGGGACGCTCCCGACGGCGTCTGACAGGCCGATTCTAGCCTAGATCAGTAAGCTGGGCGCGTGTTTATGCCTAGCTTCGAGACTGAAACTTGCCAAAAATCCGAATACCCCGCCGCCGCGGACAACTCATACGTCACCCTGTGGTAGCGGTCACGCTGTATCTCATGCCGTATCCCCTCCACGAAGAACGCGGTCGCGATGCCGAGTCGGACCACGGTGCCCGTGGCGAGCACCGTTACCCGTTCCGAGATGTCCCGGTTGAGCGCTTCCCGCATGTGGAACAGGTCGCGGTTGGCATTGATGCCGACCGTGAGGATCGGGTTGGGGCTCTTGTAGATGCCCAGGTTCATGTCGGACCAGTTCTGCGCCTCGTCGGTGTCCGGCGTCCAGCGCGCTTCCGCGGGTCGCGGGAACCGCCGCAGACCGTAAGTTCCCGTCGACGACGCGTCGAGTGCTTCCACTTGCACCGGGTCGTTCTGCACGACGCCCACGCCGCGCGCCTGCAGGAGCGTCAAATACCCCACAACGGTCCCGGTATTCTGGATCGAGTATTTCGCCGCGGTCGCGAACGTCGTCACCGTCACGGCAAAGTTCGCGTTCAGGTTCGTGCCCGTCGCGGCCGTGTCCGAAAAGAAGTTGTAGTCCTGTGTCGCCGATGGCGCGGTCCACGAATGGACGCCGACCGCGTTCAGCGTCGCGGTCGGATTCGGATACGCTGCCCAGAACACCTTGGTCTCGCTCGGCTGAAAATCAGGTGCCGACCCGGTCGAGTTGCCCTCCGGGTGCGTCCACAGCACGGTGCTCGTCGTCGTGCCGAAGATGCGGACCTCGGCGGTGAACTGGTTGTAGATGAGCGGCCATGAGTCCTGCTGCTCGATCACCGAGTAGTAGATGGTCCCGCCGGTGGAGTCGGTGTAGGTCGCCTGCGAGGTTGAAGCGGTCCCGCTGATCCGCGCGTGGCGGTTCTCGAACGCGATCTTCCCGTCACGAGTCTCCCGCAGGAATCCCGCTTCGGTGGCTTCGACCTCGCGTGCCGCGGTGAGCGCTCGCAGGCCGTCCGCCCACCACCTCACCATCGTCGTCTTGCCGGTGTCGAGATCGCGCATGGTCGCGGGCCAGTTGACGGCGTCGAGGATCGACCCCAGCGCGACGTCCGTGGTGAGCGTCGTCTGCATGGCGATCCGGGCGTCCGTGTCAAGCTTGGACAGCGGGCCCTCGGCCTCCAGGTGGGCGACGCGGTTGCGCTGCTGGTCCATGCGGGGAACGATCGAGGTCAAGAACCCCTGGAAGATCGGGCGCGCGTAGGGCACGAGCGAGATCAGCCGCACCCGGCGTCCGGGCAGGATCGAGCCGTAAACAGGCGATGACGAGTTGTAGCTGTTGTAGGTGCCTCCCGTGTTCACCAGGACGGCCGACAGGCGGCCCGCGATTGCCTTGCCGGTCAGCTGGCTGGCAAAGTCCCGCCCGTAGGTAACGGACACGGACATGACATCGTCAGAGATGTTGTCCGAGGTGCCGCCGAAGGTGCCTGAGTTAGTCCAATCGACGCGTAGCTCGTAGCGGGCGAGCAGGTTGTTGGCCTCGCCGTTCGCGGGCAGCAGCCCGTCGAGTTGAAAGACCGAGGCCACGTCACTTCGTCGTCCGGCGCTTGCGAGATGACGCCTTGCGGGGGAACGCGGGCGCCAGTGCGGTCAGTTGGAAGGTGCTCGACATGCTAACTGCCCTTGAAGTTGGTGCTGGCGCCAGGTGTCAGTGCAATTGTTGTAATAGCGGCGGTATCCTCCCACCGAGTGCTACGTATAAGCACGTATGAAGCAGTAATGGGTGCCCCATCTATGACTAGAGTGTGCTTGTGCCGATCCGTCTCGGCATACACCGGAATCAACACATAACCCCCGCTAAAAACATTGGCGGGCGCTCCAGCACGGGGCATAGTCGTCAGCTCCCGGCCCGCCGCCGACTGATCCGCAGTCACCGTAGAGCCACTTCCGTAGAGCCGCTGGTAATCATAATTAGCCGCCGTCACGTCGCTATTGAAGGAGACGTTTACACCCTCGATTGCGTCGCCACCGGCGTCCCCACGGGTGAAGATCGACTCCACCAGGGCCTCATAGCCGGAGGGGACGGTGTGGGTGATGGAGGCGGTGTCGGCAGTGAGCTTGTTGAACGCCACCAGCCGTTTCGGGGCGGAGTAGAGCGAGAACAAGGAGCCAGACTTGAAGTTCGTTCCGCCCGCCCCTGGATTGAACGCTAGAGACGTATACGCGGCCACGTTAGCCCTGCGGCCTGAAGCGACCGCCACATTCGCGGTCGGCCCAGAACTCTCATGGTAGCCAGATACGACGACGATGTGTGGCTGCTTCACCGCGTTCGCGTGCTGGCTGATTGAGACGACGAAGGCGCCGAAGGCGTTCGCGGTGGCCGAGTCACCGGGGACTTGCTCGATGACGGCCCGGTCGGACGCGGCAGCCGCGGCAGTCGTCGTGTTGGCGCCAGACAACCGCTGCCTCGCGTAGTTCGCGTCGGTCGTGTCAGCGTTCGCGGACAAGTCAACATCGTCCGTCACCGCGACCCGGTCCGTCCGGCAGTAGCCGATACAGACCAGGTCCTCCGCGACTGCCTGCGGGATCGTGCTGAACGTGACCGTCCCATCGGCGGAGAGGTTCTTTTCCTCCACCAAGAACCGCTCATCGACGGCACAAAGGAGGAAGATGGAGTTGGCAACGAAGGTTACCCCGCCAATATCAGGAAGAACTGTTACTGAGGTAATCGCCGCTGTATTGGCCCACCTTGCAACACAGGTCCTTACGAGGTCTTCGCCCGATCCAGTCTTACTCAGCATAGCTTTATGATTGGCAGTATTGGCGTAATGAGGTATGAGTACGAATCCGCCGCCAAATATATTGGCGGCTGCCGATGCCCCTGGAAACACTAGGATTAGGGAGTCGCCAGACCCAGTTCCACGGGCAGCCGAGGCGGTTGTACCGCTTCCCTCTATAAACTGCCTGTTGTAGTTAGGCCCGGCGTCACCATTCAACCGGATGTTTGCACTCCCGACGACAGCAGCCTGGTTTGTTCGGGCGTTGGCAATTACCACCAGATGCCGGGTGCCGCTGGGGATAGTGTAGTCGCTCAGCGTCCACGTGACGCTCGCGGCAGCCGCCGTCAGCTTCTGCTTGTTCAGTACCAGGAGCGGGAGGTTGAACATCGGCCTACAGGTTCACGTCCTTCGTGCCGTTCGGTTCCAGCCTCATCGGGCCGCCGCCCCAGTTGATCCCCGAACCCGTCACGATCAGGTGCACGCCGACGGGGTTCGAGTACGTGCCGAGATTGGCCGATATGACGCCGCTCGCGTTCGTGGTCCCAAAGAACCGCTCGCCGACCGCGACGACTTCGAGTCCAGCCGCCGCCGTGCCGTCGCGCAGGAATCTGACCGAGTAGGTCGCCACTAGAAACCCCTCCGTTCGATCTCTCTGATTTCGCGTGCAATGATCGCGGTCAGGTCCGGCGTCGTCACCGATCCCTGAATCGTGATGTTGATGATCGGGATGCCCGGCGGCGCCTCGCCCCAGGCGGGATTCCACCGCAGCGGCGGCACGTCGAGCACCCCCGTCGTGGCCCCGGTCGTCGGATTCCTGACGTTCAGGAAGCCAGCGAAGGAGCCAGTCACGGTGCCCTGCGCGAGCTTCGTCATGCTGTCGAAGGTCGCGAGCGCCTCGCGCCCCATGCGGGCGATCTCCTCTGCGTCGGCCTTGAGCGCCGCTTCGAGGTTCGTGAGGGGCGCGATGGCCGCCTGGGTAGCGGCGCCGATGTTCCAGACCGATTCGGCAGCCAGCGACGTGACGCCCTCGTATATCCGCATCTGCTCGATGCGCTTCTCGTAGAGGTGCATGATGCGCTCTTCGAGGAACGTGGTGTCGCGCGCCGTGTCGGAAAGCTCGCGTATCTTCTGGTCAAGGTCGCCCGCGTCGCGGGTCTGCCGCTTCGTTTTCTCGGAGACACCGGTGAGCGCCACGCCGTACTTTTCCAATTCGGCGGCTGACTGCGTGGCGGCCTGTGCCGCAAACTCCATGCGCTCCTGCAACCCGTGAGTGTCCGCGGTGAGGTCCTGGGTGCCCATGATGAGACTCTTGATCTCGTCGGTGAGCAGTTCGGCCTCGTTCCGCATGATCGTCAGCGGATTGGTGGCGTACTCGGTGCCTCGCGTCCAGTTCAGGAAGGTGTTGATGACGGCCTCGGTGCTTGCAGCCAGCAGCCAGCCGGTCGCCGCCGCTGCCGCGACCGCGGCCGTGAGAGGCAGCACGACGGTCACGACCGTCGACACCGCCGCCGCGAGTCCCACCAGTCCCGCGACGACGGGAGGGATGACGACGCCGAGCGCCGCGACCGCGGCCGTGATCCCGCCGACCGCGACGATGCCTGCCTTGACCGACGGCGATAGGTCATCAAACCACTTCAGCAGGTTGGAGATCACGGTGACGGCCCGCGTCGCGGCCGGTATCAACTGCTCGCCCAGCGATGCTGCCGCGTCCTCAAGCTGGGCCCGCATCCTGCGGGTGGAGTTCGCAAGCTGGTCGGACGTGCGCGTGAAGTCACCCTGCGCGGTGCGCGTCTGCTCCAGAATCAAGGCGTAACGCGCCTGGACCTTCGCCCCCTCGGTCAATTCCTGCCCCTGCCGGACGAGGCCAAGTTCAAGGGCCTTCGATTGCAACGCGGCTTCAGAAAGCAGGACGCCGACCGTCCTGAGCGGTTCTGCCTGCCCGACCAGGCCCGACCGCAACTTCATCAGCGCCTCGTCGATCGGGATGTTGTTGAACGACGCGAGGTCGGCGGCGAGCTTCGTCAACTCCACCGACATTTCGGCGGCAGCCTTCTGCGAGAGTCCCGAGGACTGCAGGATGTTGCCCAGGGTGGCCGTGTACTCGTTGGCCGCACGCCGGGAGATGCCGAACGCGTCCGCGGACGCAGCCGCGAACTCCTGGATGACGCTCGCGGCCTCTCCGAACGTCACGTTGGCCTTGTTCTGCGCCTCTCCGAGATCGGAGGCTGCCTTGACCGACACTCCCGCGACGCCGGTGAGCGCGCCTGAGACGGCGAGCAGCTGCACGCGATGGCGTTTGAGCGTGTCGGTGAACGATTCAACGCGTTCGCCCGCCGACCCCATCGCCGCGCTGAACTTGTCCCGCAGTTCAAGCAGGACCTCCAGCCGCCGCGACCCGCCGCCGAAAACCACCTACCGCCTCATGTACTCGTCGCCCGACATCGTGCGCAACGGTCGCCCGTTACGCTGCGCGTCGGCCTGTGCCCGCCTCTGCAGATCGGCCTCGTAAGCCTCGCACGCCAGGCCGCGGAAGAACCACTCGGCATCCATCTCCTCGATCTCGGAGGGAAACTTGTGCAGCAACTTCGCCATCCGCCAGACCTCGAACGCTCTCTGCGCCTCTACTGCGCCGTCATCGAGGGCTTCGCGCCGTCCGGTGCGCCGGACGGCGCCGGCGAGCCTGAGCCCCTTGAGCGTCCGTTCATAGATCGCACCGAGTCCGCTAAAGGGGTCTGGATGTGCTCGTTGATCGCCTCCAGCATCTCGACGGGCAGTTCTGCCGTGTTGTCCTCCGAGTAGGGCAACTCGATGCCGTTGGCCTTGATGGACCAGCCCGCAATGACGAGCGGCAGCAGGTCGTCCAGTCCCAGCTCGGCCCCGCCCACGAACTTGCGGGCGTGCCGCACCGACAGGCGCGTCCTGACGTAGATCACGCCATCCTCGTCGAGGCCGTAGTCGGCCTTCGGCAATTTCACCGCCACGGTCCCGAACGGCTGTCCCATGCCACACCTCCATGTGGTTCGGCTGGTCGCCCCGCGCACCGCAGCAAGTCGCGGGAGTCGTCTTAGGAGGGTCGGCGACCAGGAGCGCGACCAGCCAAGCCTGCTCCTGCAATCGCTAGACCGTCCCGATAGTGTACGTGCCATCGAGGGAGAACTCCGCGTCGAACGTCTCGGCATCGCCGACCGCGCCGTTGATGACCAGGCGCGTGCAGCGCGCCGGGATCGTCACCTTCGGCTTGGTCGAGGCGGTACCGGCAGGGTAGTGCTCCAAGTTGCGCACCGACCCGTTGTTGTTCTTGAGGCCAGAGCAAATCTCCCACGCCGACGTGCCCGCGGTCGCGGGGTTCATCAGGAACGAGAACCGCAGCGAGGCGTTCTGGAGGGCGGGATTCATGCGGTGCCCGCCGTCCTTGATCGCCGCCACGTCCACGACATCGTCCGAGACGTCGGGGTGGCCTCCGATCCAGTCGGCGGTAACCGACTTCGTGCCGCCGGTCGAATCGACGATGAGCAGGATCGCCCCGTCGCCCTTCAATATTGAGACTGCCATCGCTTGCTCCTTCTACCGGCGCGCGAGGCCGGCCTGAACCTTTAGATTGCCCGACGTGGCGTCGCGAACGATCTTGACCCTGGTGTAGCGGTTCACGGTCGTCCCCGACGCTATGCTCAGGACCGTGCCCGTCGCGGTGCCGCTCGGTACTGTCAACACCGCGCCTGTCAGGGTAGCGAAGGACGCCGCGGTGGTCGATGTCGAGTGGTGGACCTCCACGATCCACTGCGCGTTGCCGCCCGAGGCCGAGTTGGACATCACGTGGACGTAGAACCCGACCCCGGACGTGTTCGAGGCGCCATCATCGAGGATCGAGCCCGTCGCGGTCGCCGCGGTGTAGGTGGCGAGCGCTTCCAGCGACCGCAGCGTGTCCCATGTGTTCTGCTGGTACAGCTCGCACGAGACCTCGTACACGTCGCCAACGCTGCCCGCGCCCGCGTAGTTGCGGGCCCGAACAGAGCCCAGGCCGATGCCGGGGGATGACGAGGCATCCCCATCGACGTACACCGACGCCGCGCGCTCGTTGTCAAGCAGGTCGGTGATCACCGCGTGCGAGGCCGTAGAGGTGTCGTCGAACAGTGCCCGGAACTGCGCCGTGATGTTCTGCAACCCTGGCCGCGACCGGTGACCGCCGTCGACCCACGCCGCGACATCGACCACGTCGTCGGCCAGATCGGGATTGATGAGTCGCCCGTAGGTACCGAGATCGGCGTTGTGGACGTAGAAAACGGGCTTGTTGCCCTTGATGACGGTTACCGGCACGTTACCCCGTCCTCACCACCCGCACGAGAAAATCCCCGCCGTAAAAACGCCCCTGCCC